AGATGCCATCACCATAAACATAAGCGCTTGATGTTCTCTTTCCGGTGCTATCATACTCATCAAGCCAGATGCCTTCGTTTGAAAACTCGGCCGTAACCTTGGCATTTTTGTTAAGAAGCTGCAGAGATCCGTAGGCATTATTTAAGCCGCCGAGGCTGAGCACGCCATCCAGCGTCCAGCTCTGAGCATAGTCGCCATTGACGCCATTATCAGAGAAGCCAATGCCGTTCTCGTTGATCCGGAGCACCTTTTTGGCTGTTTCGATGCTCGGAGTATCAAGGAAAAGCAATTCCTTCCAGCTGCCGTCCGTGTTCTTCACAGCCACGACATAGCCGTTACCTTTGGTCAGCCAGGAAGTCCCTTTGCGCACTTCATCCGTGATAGATGCCTGCGTTTCTTCAATAATTCTGCCCTGGTCAACAAATGTCTTGGCAAAGCTGCTCTTTGCGTCTCCAATGGTGACCTTGTTGTAGCGCTCCCTTAGAACGTCATACTCATACGCGATCACTCTGGCCTGTTCATCAATGCCAAGCTTGTCAAAGTGTACTGTAACGGTATCACCCAGCTGCACCCGTTCCAGAGGAGCAACATCCTTATAGTCCTCGGTCTGCCATAAAGCGATAAAGCTCACGTCTATGCTCACAGAAGGATGGCCGATGTTATTCTCGGTAATGTACTGCTCGGCTCTTGCCCTGAGCTGTGCGACTGTGGGGATCTCATCGAAGTCGGAAGAAAAGTCAACCGTCTGAATACGTAAGAATGGGAAATTCCCGGCAGTGCTTGCCAGCACATACTTCTCCGGAAGCGTTGTTACTTCCTCGGTATCATTGTCGATGTAATACGGGCAGACGCCTGTGTATGTGCTTTCAATGTTGGTTTCCTGCTGTGCGCTGATCAAGTTCTTCCCGTATGAGATCCGGACGCCGTTATCAGATCCGCGCCTGGTCAGAAGCCTGACTGTCCAGTTATCCCACTCATAATCACCGCCGTACCTCTGCAGGACAGAGCCCTGGACACCGCCAAGCATGGACCGGCACGGCAAAGGCTCTGTAAAAGCTCCGCCTGTTGTGATGACCTTCTCTGTTTCAAAGGTAAAAGGATTCGTGTAGACGCTTTGACTGACCAGCTTTTCCAAGCAGTCAGACAGGGAACTGTAATTAAAGGGCATTACTGGGATCCAGTTGAGCTGATAGCTTAGATGTCTGGCCGATACAGTCACACGTCCGTCCATGGCCTTGCTGATCTTGTAGATTCGAAAAGGCTGCGGATCGGCTCCGTCATACGGCTGCGCCAGGATGATATTTGACACGACAAGATCGCTGAATCTCTGACCGCTGACCGGGTAAGACATTTCAAGCTCAAAGATGCCATTAAGTTCCTCACTGACCACACAGCTGATAGCATCCAGCCGTCCGAGTCCGTTAGAGCTGTATTCTGTTTCGTTTGAATCAAAAAGGATAGGGATCATACTGTCCACCACCTTGGCATGATCTGTACACTGTCGAGGCCCGTATATTCGATCGCGTTCTCACCCGGGACCAGCTTCGGAAAGTCGTTCGTGATCAGGCTGTTTTTGTTCTCACTGCCGAGATACGCATCCTGCAGGTCGCAGTCGATGTAGATCTGTCCCTCGTTCCCTTCGATAACCATCTCTGTGCCATTTATCACAAGGGAACCATTGCCGGAGCAAATGATCAGAGGCAGCGCATCGAACCGCGTCGGGTTGTAGATCACAGATCCGGAGGCGCAGGTTCGGACAGCTTCTCCTGACTTTAAAAACCTCTGCGGCTTACAGTCAAAGGACAGCGTAAAGGCAGCCGCCACCCTGTCCGACGTATCTACAGCAAAGCCTCCGGCATAACGTGCCAGTCGGAACTCATCCGGGTGCAGGTCGTCCTCATAGCGTCGATATGCTGAAGTGCTTAGCAGCCAGTTCCGCAGGCCGTGCAGATTTAGCTGCATGCCCGTCGGCACATAACAGCTGATAGCCCCTTCAAAATTACGAAAGCGCCCATTATCATAGACAAGGGCGCCATTTCTTCCAGGGATGTCGACAGTCTCCGTGTCGCGTTCCGGAGCGTTGAACATGTTTGAAGATGCTATATAGGTATTAAAATCTGCGGAGCTTACGCCATCCAAAGTAAAGATTTTTCTCATGCAAACACCGCCTGTTCACGTCTGATCTTTCCGTTTATTCTGTCTTCGATAATATCAGCCAGCGCGTAAATATCCTGACCCGGAGCGCCATAAACATAGATATTAAAGCCTCCGTAGCTGACTCCGGCACTGATTCCGCTGCCTCCGGCCGTATATGCCATATTAGCATTAACAGCGCCGGACAGATCCGTTACATCATCCATCGCCGCGCTGATCAGACCCTCGTTGTCGGCAATACCTTCCGCAATACCTGCGGAGATATTTTTACCGACCTGGTCACGCATGACTTTAGAAGGAGACGCAATTCCGAGGAATTCTTTGGCAGCGTTTAATGCCTTCTTTGCGGCATCTTTAGCAGCCTCTGCGATCGTTCCGGCTGCATTCTTCAGACCATTCGCAATGCCCTCGACGATGTTCTTGCCGACCTCGCCCCAGTCGGTATCGGAAAACTTCTCCTTGACACTGCTGATGATCTCCGGGACCTTTCCGACAATGTCGGGGATAGCCTGGATCAGGCCTGCTGCCATCTGTCCAACCAGTTCGATGCCCTTCTGCAGAAGCTCCGGCAGATGCGATGCGATCTCCGTGAGCAGATCGGCAATAACACTCGCGATAGAGGTGATCACTTCGGGGCCATGGTCGAGCAAACCCTGAGCCAACTGGCCGACCAGCTGCACGCCGCTCTCAAGCATCTGAGGCAGATTCTCAAGGATGTGCGACAGAATATCCTGAAGGATAGCACCAATATTCTCGATAGCACTCGGTGCATTCTCCATGATGCCGCTTGCAAGGTTTGCTATCATCTCCCAGCCGGACGATATAAAGCCCGGCAGAGATTCTCCTAACGTGCTGAGCATATCAGACATAATGCTCGAAGCGTTTTCCCAAAGCTGTGGAGCGTTGTCTATGACCGCCTGAGCCAGCGACATGATCAGCTGTCCGCCGACCTCCAGAATGCCAGGTACAGCGTCCGCAATCGTGGCGATCATGTCCTGAATGCCCTGGCTTAACTGTTCGACGCCTTCTTCTGTATTGCCGGCAAAGAGCAGGCCGAGGCCGTCCGTGACTTCCGTCATCGACGGCAACAGCTCACCCATCAGAGCATTTCCAAGTCCTCCTGCAGCTCGGCTGAGGGTCTCCATGGAATCCTGGAACGCGGCAGACGCAGCAACCATGTCATCCGACATAATCATGCCGTACTGTTCCGCCATCTCCATCTGTTCGCGGATCGCATCGGTGCCGCCGTTGAGCAGCGGACCCATCTCAAGGCCTGCCTTACCAAGCAGTTGCGTTGCCAGCGTCGTTCTCTCTGTGCCTTCCTCCATGCCGGAAAGCACCTCGATCGTATGCTGGAACAGGTCCGCCTGGGACATACCTGCCGCTTCTTCCTGAGACAGTCCGAGCTTTTGGAATGCGTCGGAGTTGTTCTCTGCCTGAGCGGAAAGGGTCTTCATGCCGTTCTTCATAACATCGACAGAGGTGCCCGCACGAGCGAGGACATAATCCCATTTTTGATACTCTTCGGCAGAGATGCCGATCTTCTGTGACATCTTGTCAATGTTATCGCCGTATTCTGCCACGCCTTTTGCTCCGGCGATCATCGCGCCCGACATAGCAGTGGCAGCACCGGCGACAGCAACGGCACCGCCTCCGACTACTTTGGCAATGCTGCCGAGCATTCCGCCTCCGGCTTTATTGCCGGCATCTTTGCCGGCCTGTTCTGCAGGGCCTCCAAGTGCCTCTGACAGCTTTCCGCCGATGCCTTCCGTTGTCGGTATTATGTTTATATAAGCATCGCCTAATGTAGCCATGTTATTCCTTCCATTTGCGGAGGAAATCCTCGCCGGAATCGAATCCAGCAACCTCTCCGCTATTTCTGTAACCAGTCAGTGCTTCATAAATTGAGTTTGGCCTTTGTATGCTGTCATGATTTGAAGCAAGCATCCATATCAGCTGATTTACACCGTCCACAAGCAAAGCCAGCAGAGCGGTATCCGTCTTGACCTTGCTTCCTGACAGTTTCCGCTTTATACGGCTGTCCATGCCCAGCCCGGACGCAAGAGCCGCGGCGGTTTTTAACGGCAGTTCTCTGTAATCGTAAACGCCATACGTTTCCGCAAGGTCACAGATCAGAGCCGTCTCATCCGCCGCAAGCATCCCGGCCAGGATGATCAGTTTTTTTCGTTGCCTCCCAAAGCTGTCAGGATCTCGAGAAATTCGCTCTTCATGCGTGTAGCGCTTACCTTACCATCAACGCGAAGATGCTCCTTTAAGGCCTGATAGCCGTCTTTCCCGAGTATTGCCATAAGCACCTTGATGGTCGCCGCCTGATCGCCAGCGTCTGCCTGGACCATAAGCTCGAGCAGTTCCCAGTCGTCGGTAAAACTGTCCTTATCGATTTCGATCTCAAAGCCTGACTTTGTTTTTACCAGCATGTTCTACCTCCTGCGCTTATGCCGTCTTACTAAGCAGCCTTGATATACTCGTAATGAGTATTACCGCTTGCATCCGGATGACAGGACACGGTCGTGTCATAGCCAACGGCGGCGGAGTCGGAATAGGTTACGTTTCCAACGCTGGTCACCTTTCCGGACGGGATCACGATACGCTTCTTAGCGTCATTTCTCATGATCATATCAACGACCCAGCAGCAGTCTTCCAGCTCTTTGCTGTTTGCATTGACAGTGATGCCCGCGGCAAGAGAGCCAGAGACATTGTCGTCGCCGTAAACAGTCGCAAGCACATTCGGATCAAGGACCTCGAGCAGGGTGAACTGATACGTATCCGGCTTATCGGTCTGGATGTCCATAACAGTATCGCCGCCCCATGCCTTGATGGCCGTACTGGTCGCAGTGTTCGCGTTAACAAGGCCCGCGTCACTGACATAGCCGAGGCATACAAAAGCCTCATTAAGAGCGGTATCGACATCAGTCGGGAGCGCGGTCCCAAGCGGCGCTCTATAAATCGCACCGCCGATCTTCGGCTTTCCTGCACTTACATTAGATGTATTGCTCATTGTTTTCCTCCTCAGTAATGAGTGACCTCATATACTGCTTTATATCTGTACGATTTTGAAGCGGTGAAGGTCGCGTTATAATCGCCCGCGTACCTTGCTCTGGATACCTCTGTGAGCGTCACAGCGTCATCCATAGCCGCCTTTAGTGTTTCGCAAAGCGTTGCCGCTTTTTCCAGAGATGTAGAAACGCACTGGAACTCAAAAGTTGAGCTGTAAATCCAGTTTGTCCTGCTCGCTCCAATCTTTGTTATCACGATGAACTCATCAGGCGCCTCTTCTGGGAACTCCATATAACACGGCACCAACATATGTTCATTCAGATAGTTGAGTATTGTATTCTCTATCATTCCTTTACACCCGTCACAATGCCGTGAACACGGTCAAAACCCACAAAGACATGGGCCTCGCCGCCTTCCTCTGCAGCCACCTGTTCGGTAAACTCGCCGACGACAGCGGCCATTTCTGCAGATTTCAGAAGCTCCCCGACGCCTGCCGTATTGACGATAACCCTTACATCACTCATAACGTTCCACCGCGATGTTTTTGCCCCAGCTGAGCGGGATCAGATCTTGAATGCCGGTCTGAGAAAACGAAATAGATCTGTATACTCCGGCAAATGGAGCAGGGAGCACGATCTTGGCGTTTTCCCATTCGTGGGTGTCGCCCTTCGGGATTCCAAGCCAGTAAACGATCTTTTTCCCAGTCAGATTCTGGACCTCAAGCACTTCAGTGGCAGCAGGCTGTCCAACCAGGACATTATCGACATCAACAGGCGTTTCTTCATAGACAGGACGATTAAACCCATCTACGCCGGTTTGCGTCTTAACCAGCAGTTGAATCGTTATTCCATGCAGGTGCATCAAATCCCTCCAATCCATACCGCTGGCGTCTAAGGCCGAGCCGTTTAAGGTCGTTCCGCATGATCGCTGCAGCAATACCGCCGCCTGGTATGGCATAGGTACCGCTCCACGAATAGCCGAGACCGCTCTGCGATTCCTGAGACATCGGGTCCCCACTATACGTCTGCCGCATTACGCGGATCACAATGTCCACCGTAACAAGTTTGACCACATTCGCATAAACCGCGCTGTCCGTGATCATGGCATCCAGGTCCTTGCTTACCTTTTGGGCTTCAAAACGCAGCGCGTCGGATACCATCGGGAGCAGCGCGTCAATGCGTTCCTGTTCCTCAGCCGTGTAGGTCATCCCTGACAGCTGTATCACTTCCTCCACGGTTGCAAATGCACTCATTTTTTCTTACCTCTTGCTGTCTTCTTTCCCTTGCCCTCTTCGGCAGGCTTCGTAAAAGAATCAGCGGCCAGCTTATAGCCAGCCGCCTTATATTCTTCAACGCGGGACTCATCGACCTCCATCACCGTGCCGGTGATATAGTTAATAAAGCCCACTCTCATCTGATCAGGTTCCCGTTGCAGCTGCACCAGTCAGCAGATTGAAGCAGGAAGTGTCAGCGCGGAAGCCGCACTCGATCTCTGCACGAACAGCAACCATATTCTGCTGCCACAGGTTGATGGTGGTATTGCCGCTGACCAGAGTCGCGGAATCGGAGAAGGAGATCTCCACACCGGCAACAGTACCATACAGAGCCTTGCTCCAGTCGCCAGCCACGCCGACGATAGCGGCAGCGGAGGAAGTGTTGGCCTTATAGATCGCCTTGTTGAAGTAGGTCGGTACGCCAAGTACACGATCCACGACTCCCTCATTCGCGGATGCCATGAACAGCGGACGGTTCTGACCATCAACTGCAGAAAGCAGAAGGCCACGAGCCTGTGCACCAAGTGCGAGACCGTTCATCACGCCGCCATGGGTCGCAATGTCGGTATCAGCAGCCACAAGGCCGAGATAGGTGCCGTTGTTCGCGTTCAGAATGCTCTGCGCAGTGCAGGCCGCGAAGGTGTCAAAGTTGTTGCCGGGTGCCTGGGTCGCGCCGATCACAGTGCTGTCGAAAACAGCCGCCAGAGCTGCGGGCAGTCTGCGGACCAGTTCCTCGTACAGAGCAGATGCATCACGCACAAATTCCTTGGAGAAAGTCTCAATGACAGCAATCTTATAAGCGGTCATCAGCTTAGTTGCCGGATTCGCGTTAGATACGGGCTTTGCTGCGGTTTCTGCAACCCATGCTGCAGTCGGATCGCTGGTAATTACCGGGATGGTCAGACCGCGTCCCGGAAGGGATACCTGACGAGCCAGACGCATGATTGCGGACTCCTGCTGTGTCTTCTGAATAATCTCATTGCTAAGGTCGCTCGGAAGCGCCATAGAGTTGGTAGTTCTGTTAATGTCTGCCATGTTAATACCTCTTTCTTAAAAATTTGATTTAAACCAGCTTTCAAACTGCTTGCTGGTTGATGTTTTTCCAGGCGGTGTTTCGCTGCTTCCGATCGGAGTGGAAACGGGCTTTCTTGCCGCCGCAAAATCTTTAGCTAAATCTTCAGCATCCTTTTTCCAGGCTTCCGCGTTGTCGCCCTGGAGGCGTGACGCATATTTCACATCTAACCCTGCAGCTATGGCAATTCTCGTTTTATCCAAGTCGGTCTTGTATCTTGCCCCTTCTGCAATCGTTTCGTCCTTGGCCTTGATCGTTTTTTCAGCATCGGCAACGGCTTTCTGCAGATCTTCAACCTGTTTCTGAAGGTCTGCCATTGCTTTTTTTGAGTCTTCCGGAGAAATCCATCCTTCATACTTCTTGGCAGCGGATTCCTTTGCCCGCGCGACTCTGTCCTTGATGACCTCGTCCAATTCTTCCTGTGTTGTGATAACCTTTTCAAGTTCTGCCATTTTTTGTAACTCCTTCCCATTTAACCGGTTGGTATCCGTCTTTTTAGTAATAAAAAAGCACCGCCGAAGCTGTGCCTTTAAAAACTAACTCTTTGAACTTTTTTTGCCTTACTTTCCGAACATATCCAATAAGCCAGCGATGTGGCCTCGATCAGTGCAACCTCATACTTATCATCAAGTGTTCTGTAACCGAAGCCGCCCTTGCTGCCAATGTTCCGGTGCTCGCAATTGCTGATCGCGTTCCGAAGCGCTTCTTGGTCAATGTGCCGGATGCCGTCATTGAATACAGCGTTCTCAAACTTAGCATTAGCCGTAATAATCTCCGCAACAGTTGGAATTATCGGCGCTTTCAGCTTGGCTGCCTTCATGGCATCCAGAAGCATCTGCTGCCCTATCTGGCCATCTGCTATCACGCCGCCGCATTTCGGATTCTGCAAAAACGGAATAATCCAATCAATGCCGCTCCGGAGCGGCCTGCAGTCGATTGCCTCGACAAAGACCCGACCGTCTGCGGTCTTAGCAGCGATTGACAGACAAGCGTGAAGGCCATCGTTCCCGAATTTGATGCCAAAGAAACGTTTATCCAGCAGATCCGGCGCTTTTGCTACCTCTGTAGATCTCCATTCGTCTTCGGTGATCGCCGATTTAAGCGAATACTGGAACCAGTAGCCGAGGCGCTGGATCAGGAAATCCAGTTCATCCGCCGGTCTATATTCCGCTCGGATCTTACGTTCGTCCAGATGGTAACCCATTGACGGATTTGTCTGATACCAGAGCTTCCTGTCCATGAGATCCTTTGGCTTTGTATCAACAGACCATTCAGCCCAGCCCGTATCATAACTGTTACCGGCTAGCGTATCCTCCCGCATCTTCGGGAAGACTGTGCCGACACTGTTGACAGTCGGCGGCGTTCCGCAGAAAATCGTCTGCGGATTTTTGGAGTCCGACACGGTATAGACCAATGCGGATTCGTGCGCTGTTGTATATTCCTGAGCCTCATCGATCACAAGCAGATCAAAGCCTTCGCCTAGACCGCCATTGACCGTCCGTGTCCGGAACACCGCTTCGCCGCCTTCTGTCAGCTTTATGGACTCGAGGCCATACTGTTTGGTTAGCCTGTAACTCTTTGCGGGCGGTACTTCGTTCTTTTTAGCTCTGCCTAATTCAGCATAACCGGAATCAGCAAGAATCTTGACGAGCCTGTCCCATGCCTGGTGCGATGTGGTCGTTCTGTGCGCTGTGTGGCATATCTTTTCGCCATTCACAAGCCCCCACAGTTCGCGCATCGCTATCACTTCGTTCTTGCCATTTCTTCGCGGCACAGAATAACCGAATTTCTGATGCGTCCACAGGCCATTTTTATCCTGACCCATGATGTCACGCACAAGATCAGCCTGCCACTTGATGGCTTTCCTGCCGCTGCCATTGTACAGTTTTACGGCTGCACTGCCCGCGCTCTTTTTGTAAGGCAATATGACGGATTGAGTTGGAGTCTGGCATCCGATTTTACCAGACATTATGCTCCCTCCGTATTTGTGTGATTTGTGTCCTGTTTAACCGGGGCCGTCTCTGATCATCCTTATCACCCGTTACGCCGTTCCGAGCCTCGACCGGCGCTCCTGTCTACGCTGCTGCGCGTTTTCTTCATATCGTGCCTGATCTGCCCGGCGGCGTTCGACCGTGGAGCGGTCAACCATCCGCCTTGTGTGAACATTCTGGACCATCGTGCCAACGCCCGGATCAAACTCGACAATACAGCGGCAATTTTCGTGCCTTCTGTAGACATCGCTCCCGCCGCGTTTAACTTCGTCATAATCATACGTTCCGGCCAGCGCCTCACACCATTCGCAGCATTTAGCCTCAGCGGTCCGGATAATGACCGGATGCCGACCGGCGCTGTACTGGAAATCCATATTATCAGACACAGAATCATCCAGGATCGAAAGCGATGCGTTCTCAATCTGGGAGACAAGCGTCTGCGCCAGGCCCCCGACATCTGCCGCGTTGGCGATCTCTTCGGCGAGCCCGTCAATCCGGTCCTGATTCAGATTCGGAACAATCGGAGCTAATCCAAGGCCTGCCCTTCTGTTAATGGCCCGCTGCACAGATCCGGCGGCAGAGGATATCGTCTTATAGTTTTCCACCATCGTAGGCTGCAGGATGGCCGCCGCAAGCTCTTTGTCAATCGTACCGGCAGAGGCTTCAGCAATGAGCTGCCGGCTGATAGCCTTTCCTGCATGGATACCAGTCCTTGAAGCAAGACCGTTCGCAATGGCATAGGTCCCGCGCCCGTCAGCAATGCGTTTCTGCAGTGCCTGGATCCGTTTATCAGATTTCACGGCCGCCTTGTATGCTTCCAGCGCGGTCTTTCCGGCTTCTGCGTTCATGGATTAAATCCCCGTAAGCTCTCTAAGCTTCTTTTCGTCAAAATAGTCCGGGAATGCCATCTGGATCTTTCCGACAGCATCGCCGATGCCGGACAGTTGTGATACATCCGGCTCAAAGATCGGCTCCCACACAGTCCGAGTATTGTAGACGCTCTGCCTCTTGTAGGTTTCTCCGTCACGGACGCACGCGGCAATGAATCCGACATTCAGCAGCCCGGAACTGAAGCTGCGCTGTGCTTTCCTAGCGGTCAGTCTCAGCGTCTCGTGCGATGCCTTGATTGCTTCCGCACTTGACGGATTCGTTGACGGCATTCCGAGGTCATCCAGCGTCAGGCCAGTCTCTCCGGCAAACAGCCCGGCAAGCATCCGGATCTGATCGGTATAAGGCAACATGCTTTGCTGACCGAACTGACCGACCTGCGGCAGATTGCCGTCTTCGTCTCTGTCGATCCTCAGAAAAGCAGACATAACCGCCTGCCAGGTATCGAATTTTTCAGCATCCTGGCTGAGCCCGAGGACGTACCGCTGCGGGTATGAATAGAACTCTGATGCAATACAAGAGCGGCGGAGCGTCCGCATCGCCTCGGCTGTGAGGTCCATACATGCCCGGCTGATCCGGCTGTGCCCAAATGCCCTGGTTGCGTCCGGCCTGTAAATCATCGGGACAAGCAGCGGATGCGGTGCTGTGTTCTCAATCGAATAAGGTTCGTCATCTTTCGGATAAAAGTCCGTTCTGCCTGGCACGAAATAAGCTTCAAGTGTCGGCTTGCCGTCTGAATCACGTTCAAGAACCGCATAGCCCTCCAAAAGCGTATATGTAACCGGGTCAATCACGCCGGTCGCGTTCATGCCATCCAAAACACGCAGGCGCGGGAATCCGTCAGCATCCGGAGCGATATAAACGAACGAACAGCTGCCGATCAGCGCCGCCAGGATCGCGGAATCAATGACGATATCCGGGTTATTAAGCCGGAATATCTCCATCATGTCAAATCCGTCGTTTTCGAACTCTCGAAAAACCAACCGGTCCGCCATCGAATCAACAGCCTTGCCGCACCATCCAAGCACGGACTGCATCCATTGGAATTCTATCGGCAGGCCCTTCTTAAAGTCCCGCAGCGTGATGTGCATGTCGTAATATTGGTATCTAAGCCGCACTCTGGCCGACTTTGCTATCAACTTTTCTTTAAGGCGTTGCATACCTATCAATTCTGCCATTGTAACCTAAATCCTTTCACGTTTCTGCGAGAAATCTTCCCA